TCAAAGATACCTCGTTTAGACTGAACATCACGAAGGAATGGTTCAACAATGTTCACAAAGTTAGTTCTTGTGATTTCATCGTTAAACTCAAAGAGTTGGTCTCTAGCAGCAGCGGAAATTGCTTCTTCAATGAAGATGAACAATCTACGAACATTGATACGATCAAATGCTGATGCTTTACCGAAACCGGTTTTGTCACCGAATAGGATGATTCCTGCTCCGGGTGAGAAGATCACAGGGTTGATTCTATTACCATATAGAACATCTCTCTGTGTTTGATTAGGTGTATATGCAAGTTTAACTGCATTTAAAATTCCACCTCTCGCTGTTCCCGCTGGTGAGAACCAAGGGAAGTTGTTGATGTCATTTCTTGCACATGTTCCACCAATATCACCATTTAATGGGATATATCTGAATGTGTCAGAGAATCTATCGAACATATACTTGTATCCACTATCGAATACCGCATATGAAGATGATGTAAGTGGTGCATAGAATCCAACCACATTGCTTGTCATATCAGCAGCAGAGTTTAGTGTTCCTGTTCCGACTGCAGAGTCGTTAAGGAATGCTCCTCTGTTTGGTGAGATGAATGCTACAACATCTTTTCTTAACTCAGCAATTGAGATAAGTTTGTTTGCTAATGCTTGTGCATCTGCTTGTGGGTAGTTTGCAGAACCCATGAGTAAGAAGTCAATATCAAACTCTTCCTTGTTTTCAAACAAGTCATATCCTGCAGTAATTCCACCTAAACTTGCACTCATTGCACCTGCTGTTAAAGTAGCAGCACCGTTATAGTTCTCTCCACCTGTAAGAGTCTTTGTTAAAACTCCAGATCCAGCGAAAGAAATACCTTGTGCATCTTGATCCCATGCTACATCAGTTTGCTTAGTGAATCCACCAGCTACAAATGCAGTAGTTGTGATTCCAGATGATGCAAGTGTTGGGCCACCCATACCAAATATATTGGATGAGTTGTTGTAAATATACTTTCTCCAGTAGGATGGTGATCCAGCAGAGAACTCAGCATCTTTTGCTTTTGAAAGTCCTAAGTGCTTCTCAAGAACTGTACCAGCATTTCCTGTTACTGTTCCTTTGTCATCGATGACTACAACATGAACTTCATCAAATCTTGAACTTCTTGCTGTTGCATAAGATGATGTTCCGGGTCTTTCTGCAATTGTATTCCAGTTGATAGTAGAGTTACTTAAAGTAATCTTCTGCTGATCAAACCAGTCTAAAGGTGTTGCTGCAGTTGTTGTACTACCACCACCTGTGTTAGCAGACATACCGAAACTGATTACACCAGCACCGAATTTGTAAACTCCACCGGGTTGATAGTCCTTTGTAGTCTCAATACCTGCATTAGATACATGAGATACAAACTTAACACCGATTGCACTACTGTTTACTTCAGTAATGATTCCTTTAAAGTAACCATCAAGTAAAGAAGTTGTACCAGCACCGGGTAAAACTGTTCCTGAAGGAACTGCTTGAGTTACACCAGCACCAACCGTTAAGGTTGTTATACCTGCAGTTACTATTTGATCTGCTTTACCGTCAATTATGCAAACTTTAATATCGTTTGCCCAAGAACCGGGGTTTCTTGCTGCGACAACTGTATTTGATAAAGCATTGAGATCATAACCTTTGTTATTATAATCTTGTGTACTTAATATTTTTATCTCAGGCGAACCATCGTCAGTTGCATTTGCTAGGTCGCTATCGTCCGATCTCACAACACTTAAGATACCACCATATGAAAGATATGATGAAGCAGTCAACCAATATTCATAGTGCTTGTCTATGTCTAGTGGTTCACCGAATGTATCAATTAAGTCTTGTTCGTTTTCAATCGTAGTAGGTTCATTGACCGGCCCTTTTTGGAAAGGAGCAACAATACCAGCAGCCTTAGTGGTTGCGGTATCGACTCTACCAATGGTAAGGTCAACTTCTCTAACAACGAGTCCGGGAGATGCTAAATTTAGAGGCATCTTGTATTCTCCGTAATGTCCAGAATTAATCTGAAATTATTTATTAAAACCTATGTTTATAGTGGGGAAACTCTACATGAACTACCAATCTGGGTACTCCCATCTGTTATTAATCTTCTTTTTTGACTTTTTAACTCGTATTTTGGTGCAATCCTTACATTCATAAGAATATGATGATAAGGTGGTTCGATTCTTTCTTGTCAGATAAAAATCATCCATAAGAGTTTTAACAACCCCACATGATCTACACTTCCTCTCTGTAAATAATAAATGTTCTAATTCAACCTGATCATCTAAGTCCATTACAATATACTAATCGTTTGTGATCCATCCTTATTATCAGTAATTACAATTTTTTTACCCGGAAATGATTTGGCAAGTATCTTTTTTAATTTTTGATGCTTAAATATATTCTTCATTAGGAATAATCCCACATATATGATCGATCACCATATTCATCTACCTGCCAAGTATCACCTTGACCATCAGTAAAGGTAGTTTCATCCAAACCATCTTGAATAAATCCAAATGGTGCCATATCTTGTTCAATTTGATTTCTTTGTTCCTCATATAATCTCTTTCGTATATCATTATCAGTCATTTCTTTGAAATAATCCTGTGCAACTAACCATGCAAATATAACCAAACACATTGCTAAGTCGTCATTACACCCTTCTTCTGCCTCAAAAGAGTTATGTTTCTGTGAAAAAGTGGTTAATTCTGATATAATTTCATAATCCTTCACGAGTATTTTATCATCCTCAAGTAAAGTTTTGAGGTTTGAGCATCCCAATTTCTTTACAGCAGCAGTAGTTCTGACACCTAACTGTGTCTTTTTACCAGAAAATCCTGTTCCTACTACCTGGCCTGCACGACCTCTCATAGATGCCATAAGTAAATTGTCATATTCAAGGTCATAATGAATGATACTTGCAACCTGATCTCCGATATCATTTACCTCAACTAAAAGAAAAGCATCATTATATCCTTTTGCAACATCATAAATGACGCTAGGAAATAACATTGGTTTTATTTCGTTATTTTTATACTTGGCAACTATATTATATGGAAAATTAGTTATATCTACAACTATGAATGCTGAATAGTCATTACCTAATCCACGAGCCACATCGACTGTAATTAAATACTGATGATTAGGTATGGGTCTTTCATGTACATCTAATCCAGCATTTTTAGTTATTGGGTTCTCATATACTAAGTTTTTAAGTTTAGCAGGATTAATAAGTGTATTGACAGATCCTAAAAACTCACATTCAAACTCAACTTTAAACTGTTGCTCTGATGTGTTTGCAATTGTTTGATCTCTCCATTCCTCATCTCTTCCCGGAACTTCTGACCAATGAACTTCTGTTGGTACATATTCATTTTTACCTCTTTCTGCATCATGCCACATACGGTAGAAGTGATTCATACCGCGTGGTGTTGAAACTATTATGACTTTGGTGCTTTGGCCAGAAGAAATAGTAGGATAAACAGAGGCAAAGAAGTCGTCAGCAATGTGATTCGGGATAAAAGCGAACTCGTCGAGAAAGATGACATTATAGGAACCGCCTCGGACAGCAGATGAAGAAGTAGAGTTAGCTGATATTTTGGATCCATTTTCTAATTCCAGAGAACCTTTATTCCATGCAATAATACCCTGTTGCATCCATTTTGGCAAGTTTTCATATGCCAACTGTAATCTGCCTAATAAATCACGGGCAGTTGATGCTTTGTTTGCAAGTATTGCAATGTTTACATTATCATTAAAAACAGCATAATGCAATAAGTATGATACACAAGTCGTTGACTTTCCAGTCTGACGAGGCATTTTACAGATATTAAATCTACTCTCGTGGAAATTTCTAATTAATTTTTCTTGGAAATCATAGAGACTAAAAGGAACTAGTCCACTATCAAGAGAAACTATCTTAATATATTTTTTTGCAAAATAAACTGGATCTTCCTTACACCGCACAAACTCAAGTATTTGATCTTGAGTAAAGTTGATTTGAGTGTTTGCTTTTTTTAAATTAGGATTGCCAAGGTATACATTATCAGACATAATTTAGTTAACAGTTCCAGGCTCGTAACGATTTATTAATTCTTGAATCAGGATCTCTGGCAGTCTTTGCACTTGTGAGTTTCTTCTTCATGCCTTTCATTCTAGCACAGAAAGATGCTCTTCTCTTATTACCAACTTTTTTACTTGGTGCTTTTAAGTCAGATCCGGGATTTTCCTTCTCATATGACTTACGACCTTTTTCATTTAGCCCACCTGAAGCGGACTTACCGGACTTTTTTGTCCATGCTGCTCCTTCACCGACTAATTTTGGCCCACCTGCTTTCTTCTCTGCTGCTGCCTTCTCATTAGGATTATCATTGTTTATTGCAAGATTACGCATCTTTGATTTTTTCTGTGCTGCCTTATGTGCTACCTTGTCTATTTCAAAACTTTCAAAATTTATATCATCTCTCCAATCAGATATGGACTCACCAATTTTTTTCTTTACACAGTTTGGATATCTCTTTCCAAACATAGTCTTCATACCTTTCTTCTTATAACCTTTCCAGCATTTTTCATCTAGGTTCTCTTCCTTTACATTCTTTTTCTTTTTAGAAGCAACCATCAAATCCATGATTCTCTGTTTCTTAGAGATTGCAA